TATGAAAGACAAACTAAAGAGCGCTGGTCTAAGCGCTACAATGGAAGCAAATACATAAAAAAGAGACTAAAAGTCTATTTTTTTTTATTTTGAACCAAACCAATTACCATTTAGATTGTTTTTACCTTTAAATTTATTTAGCTGTTGTCTACGAACTCTTAAAACTTGACTATAATCAACACCCTCAATATAATCTATATTTTTTAAAGATTCTTGTACATAAGCCATAAATTCTTTATCAACAAACTTACTTGACCATTCATCAACCATTTCACTGAAATCGTGTCTATTAAAAACTGTAGTAGCATTTACTATAGTCATTACAGTATCATCATGACCAACATCAGCAGCGTATCTTGTATTACCAGCAGATGTTGTATGTTTAACAAAAGTAGTAATTTCTCTAATATTATCCTCGTTTGTAATAATAAATCCTTTTGATTGCATCAAGTCTTGATAGTCTTTAACCATGAGATTTTTATTATCACCAACTTTAAGTCCTATTTTTTCTTCATTAGAATCTACTCGGTGTTTGTATCTTACAAAAACAGATGAACCATAATTATTATTACCATCAAATACATGCGGTAATTCCGCAAACAGTGTATTACCATAGTTATTTAACTCAACAACAACTTTACAATTATCAGGATTGAGGTATTCAAATACTATCATATAAAGTAATTCCGCTAATTGCTTTACAGAAACATAATTATTTCTGTAAATTCCAACTTGTTCCAGTCTAAAGAAATCAACTATAGATTTGTAAGATGGTTTTTGTATTTCTATTAAATCTTTAGGTTTCTCAGATACTCTAAAAATATTGATAATTGAATAATCCTGTCCTAAGCCTTCTGATATATCAACCGAAATAACAAACTTATAATCTTTTCTCATAATAGGTATAAATATATTTTCATCATCAACCCATTTTAAGTCTTGATAACTAAATTTTAATCTCCTATCAAAATCTGGTATTTGCTCCCAGACATAATTCTTTTTACCCTTTAATAATTCATCTATTATTGCCTCATTAAGTAAAGACTTAGAAGCATTAATAAATCTCAAGCCATATTCCTGATTAAATGCATCTTCACCACCAATATCTTTGATAGCTTCCTCTTTCCAAGTTGTTATCTCTGAAATAGCCAATAAAGGAACATCATGTCCATTTTTATCAACAAAGGTCATCTTTTTAACATCTTCATCTGTACACTTATCATTATTATAAACATATACAACATCTTTCATTGTATCCATGTTATATTTCATTTCAACTTTAGTAACAAATGACCAAGAGTCCATACAAAGATTTAAAATGTCTTCTTTAGTAACACCATACTCATACAACTTATGAGCATTTAGTCTAATATAAGTAACAAATCTACCAGGAACTTGATACCAATAAACTCTCATTGGTTTATAGTTGTTCTTTAATGGATCACCATCTGGTCTTTCAGCATCAGTAAGCAACTTATGAAATAAATTCATACCATTAGGAGTAGAAGTAATAATAATTTTTGAATTCTGGATAGCCGAAACGGTAGGAAATGCTGCTGTATAATAAGGTTCAATAATATTTGAAGGAATGTGAGCAAACTCATCTAGATAAAGAACGTCAATAGTAAAACCAATAGCTGGTGTCTTTGTTCTTGCAGAGGTTTTAATTCTACATCCATTCTCAAATGTTAAAGATTTTTGATTCCAAGTTTTAATACCGGGTTTCAAAAATAAAGGAAGTAGTGTATAAATTGATTTTATTTTATCAACAATCTCTACAGCAGTATCACCTTTGTTTGCAACAATCATTATGTTTTTATCATTATTGAATAAAATAGTATGCAACATGAAAATAGAAGATGAGATTGTTTTACCAACCTGACGAGATGCCATTAGTATATTAAATCTATTATTAACAAAATTATCAAGTATCTCTATCTGATAATCTCTTAATTTTATATTATTAATAGAACCATCTTCTGTTTTTACTTTACAATACTTTTCAGTAAAGTAGTGAACATCTAGGGCACATTTTATATACTCTTGTTGTTCATCTGCTGTTAGTTTAAATGTAACACCTGCCCTTCTAAGACCAACTTCAGATTTTAACCAAGGATTTTGATATCTCTTCAGTACTATACCATCATTTATCTTATCAGTAGCCTCATCAACTAATTTAGTTGTAAAGACCATTTGTCTTTCTTGTGATTTATCTTTTGTAAATGCCATATTTTTTAGGAAAAGATACTTTTTAATATATATTGTAAAAAACCGCCTTCTATGTCAAAAATGGAAAATGAAAAGAATAGAATAAAGGATGAATTCAATGAAATTCAGTCAGAAAACAGTGACTTTGATATAAGCAAACACCTTGCTAGACCGGAAGATTTACCAGACTTAGGTGAAATTGAAATATATGACTACGACTCTGATATGACAGTAGCTACTCAACAATCCATGGATGTATTAGAATCACTAATTGATTTATATTTAAGTGACGTTCCTCAATTAAAAGAACACCCATATATTAAAAATAAAATGAAAGAAGATGCTAAAGTATATGCAGAGACAATCTTCTTACAAAAGATGACAAGGAAAAACTTTTTATCCCAACTAAGACAAGTAGACAATGGTGATAATTCAGCTCGTATGCATGAAGTCGTCAATCAGACAATTGGACAAATTAGGGAAAACTCTAAATTCTCATCAACACAAAGAACTGAACTTGAAAAATTTTATAAAGGTCTAAGAAAAGACTTAGGTCTAAATGAGATTGAAAACCCAGATGTTATAAAAGCTCAAAATGCAGCATCAGAAGAAGCAAATGATGATGTATCAGGCGCTATTATGGATAATAGGAGATTAAATGACCTAATTAAAAATGCAATGATAAATAAAGACAAGGATAAATAATTATCTCCATCTAAAACTTTCAAAAGTCTTAATAAGATTACTAAATTGTATTAGTACTTTAGTTGTTACAAATTTATTTACTCTATTACTCGTAACTTTATTTACATACAAAACATGTTCGGTTGATTTTAAATCTTGTTTTATTATATCTTTCAATGATGACTCTGTATTAGAAATTAAAAACATCAGTAGTTTGTTACATTCACAAGCCAATTTAATAGATTTTTGTTCATCATCATAAAAGTACAGCTCACTATAACTTTCTATTTTTTCATCAGTGAATTTATCACCATCGCTTCTATAACCAACAAGATGTTGTAATAATAATCTTACCTTTTTATGAGATATACCGTCTTCATTTCTATTATAGAATGTTTCAGATATATGATAAAAATTTTTAATTTTTAGACCGTTATCCAATAATTTATCTTCTATTTTAGAAATCATTAATTCATGATTATTTTGAGTATTCTTTGAGCAAATAACATAGATATCATCATTGGTATTTTTAAGATGTAAGATATTATCCATATTTATATCGTATTCTAGATTCTCAATTAATTCTTTATTCATAAATTCCTGCATTGAAAATGCTATATTTGATATATCAGCTCTATGATTCTTTGATTTAATTTTAATCTTTTCAAATAAATCCGTAGGTAACCAATATGTATGACCGCTAAAATTTATACTATTTCCTTGATTTTTATAAACGCCACTTTTAATTAAATTAAAATCAGACTGTGTTATTTTAAGAATAGGAATATTAGGAACAGTTTTATCAACTATCCAAACTTTAGCATTAGTAATTAAAATTGTATCTAAATCAAAAAAATGAGCTTTCATTATAATCTATAATTTGTTACTTTGTATTTTATCTGATGTGGCATACCATCAAATCTTGAACCTTCATATTCTTTTGTTTTCCATTGAACGCCTCCACTCAACTCTGTATCAAAACTTTTACATTTTGGACAAATAGATGGTGGTACCATTTGAACCTCATCTAAAATATTATCTATATTAGATGTTCTTTTATCTCTATCTAAAGGCACCATATCACTTTCTTTATAAAAAAATTTAGCTTTACACCAAGGGTTTTTACAAACTGATTTTAAATCTTCCATATCTTATATATTAAAAACAAAATCCCATCATTTCTGATGGGATTTTGTTAAGTTTATTATATTTTTATCTTATCATGTTTTTACTTATTGCAAAATTATAAAGTGTTGGTAGGTTTAAATATTTCATAAAAGCATTTCTTATATCTAAGAAGGTTTTTGACTTCTTAACTATATTTACTATTAGAAATCCAAACTCCTCTTGAAAATCTAAATAACAATCACTCCATGGTCTATTATAATGATCTAATGTGTTCCACTCTTTATGTCCACCTGTTAGCCAATATAGAGATTTCTCAGGTGTTATGTTTTCATATATCATCTTTTTATTTACTTCTGTTTTCCAGATAGGATCATTCCAATCCACTGTTCTCATAAGTATTGATATAGCTTCTGCTACATCTGTTGTCATTTCTGATCCAATTTCAAAAAAATATTCACCGCCTTCATTAGTAACCGATATTATCCTCTGATTGAAAATTTCCTTCTCCTGTTTTTTTTCATTTTGCTCAAGAGTAATTCTTTTTCTTTTCATAGTAAATTTATAATTTTTTATATCTGTGTAAGATTGATACCACTGTGCCATTTTCCACCAAAGTGTCCACTTTCCCAAACTCCGTTTACCCAATTTCCATAGAAGTTACCAGCTTTAAAAATACCATAGTGCCAGTCACCGGTATAGAAACTACCATTGTGCCATATAATTGTATTATTTTTTATTTCTAATTGAGCGTTTTCAATTTCAGAGTCTATTAACCAATAGAACTTTTCAATAGTTAGAATACTATTTATCTCTGACTGACTCGTATAGGTCTTTCCGCGAAATTTTAATTCAGAATATCTCATATTAAATATGAATTTATAACTTATATATTCTAATTTTTTTATGTCAAAAATCAAATCAAGGATTTTTTAAAGATTTTAGAGATTAAAAAAAATAATTTATTTTAAAATAAAAAAACCGACATTTAGTCGGTTTTTTACATTATTAATAAAAGTGATTATTTGCTATTTTCTTTAAGGAACTCAAGCTCTTTTTTAGTGAGTGAAGCCATACCTTTTGCGCTAATCTTATCAAGAATAGTATCAACATCTAAGTTCAAGTCAAACAACTCAGAAATATCAATACCTTCAATCTCGTTTTCTACTTTTGACTTATTATCAACTTTTGCCCAAGTTGGCATCTTAGGTACTTTAACAGGTCTAATAGCCAATACTGCCTTACGAATCTTAGCTGTTAAAATTGGCAAATAGTCTTTAGAAAAATAAACATCTTCAATGTTTTCAGTATCAAGACCAGCAATTACAAGACCACCACCAATATGTATCCAAAGTTTCTTAGTGCCGCCTTTTTTCGCATCACAAAGTGATTCCCAGCTAATATCATAAGTAGCAGCGATAGCATCAAGTTGGTCTTCAGTATGTGATTTCAAACTGATACAGATTACTTTCTTTAAGTTAATTGTTGCCATGTCTTTGTTTTTATAGTGGTTTATTGTAATACAAATATAAGAATAAATATCTAATATTCAAAATTTATTTCTACTTTATTTATTATTTTATCATATATCACAATATCAAATATAAGAATAATTTTTGTAACTTTCCAATTTTGACTAATAATTATTAATATATAGATCTGAAAAAATAATCATATACTATGAAGTATCTTAATAATAGAGAAGAGTTTCTTAAAAGAAGTATTGCAAAAATTAACGAGTATAAATCTTTGGAAGATACCGAAGTTTATAAAATTAACGAAAGTGAAAATAGTGGTCCTTTTGCTAACGACATACCATGGGGTGACTCTTTGTTGGGAAGATTAATAAACTCAACTATAAGAAAAGCAAAAATTGGTGCTAACCTTGTTATAATAAAAGGTGTTATCAGAAGACTAAAATACGCATTTGATGATTTGTTAGGAGGTTCTATAAAGGCTGGATTGTCAGAAGAAGATCAAAAAGAGCTTAATAAAATAATGATATTTTCTTTTATTGAGAATTTAGAAAAAGCTGTAAAAGAAGGTGCTAGAGTAGGTGATATTAAGAATCTAACAAAAAGCGCAATATCAGATATTAAAGCATATGAAGATATTGATAACAAAGATATTTTAATAAAACAACTAGAGGACTTTTTAAAATTCTTAGAACAATTCAAAGATGATGAGGGCGGTAAATCAGAATTAGATACAGAAGAAGGAGAAGGTAAAAAAGGAGAAGGTAAAGAAGGAGAAGGTAAAGAAGGCTCAGAATCTGGTACTAAAACTTTGGAAAGTTTATATCCTGTAATGGTGAAAAATCTAAAATCTTTAGGTTTAATATTGAGTAACTATAAAAATGTTAAGATTGTAGGTTCAACAAGCAAAGATGAGTATTCAATGAATAAAAAATATTCAAGCTATACAACAAAAAACGGAGATACTATAAATAAAATAATAAGTAATACTGAAGTTAATACTAAAAAAATAACAGCGGACGTATTGCGTCAAAAAAATCAAAAAGTATTAGCGGTTTATAAAAATGATCAACCTCTTAAAGCTGGACTTTTACTTGTTATGGAAAAAAATATGATATTTGAAGGGATTCCGGGTATAAGTAATCAACCAGGTGGTGGTGTAGATAGAGGAAATATTAGATCAGGTGAAGATCATTTAACTCAAGCATTTACTAAGCTTAAAAAAGACATTGAAGTTTTAATATCCGCTAAAGAAAAAGGCATTGGAATTGATACTAATTTTATTAAAGAAATTACATCAAACGCAGTTGATACGAATACTAAAAATCAAATTAAAGCTTTATATTTTGAGATAAATAGATATTTAGTTGGTGATAAAAAATCAACTATTCAAGAAAAAGAACCTTTATACAAGGAGAGTCTTCAAATTATTTCTGATAAAAATAAAAGAATAGTAGTTGCTGAAAAAATGGCAAGATTCACTAAAAGAGCCTTACAATTTGATAAAGAGGGTTTATATGGCGGTCTAGGTGATTTAAATAAACCTCTACAAGACTATGTTGAAACAATTAAACAAATCATGCAGGCATCCAGTGAGCCTAAAAAAGAAGTAAAAAAAGAATCACTTCTAGCTAGATACGATAGATTCATTTTGATAAATGAGGCAGAAGAAAATGAAAAACCTAGTGAGGAAAACAAAGATGATAAGAAAGAAGGTGTTGGAGAGCCAGAGGTTTCAACAACATCTCAAAAAATCATAGACTACTGGAATAAGAACATTGATGTCAAGGCTTTTGTAGTTGATAAAACTGAGGTCATAAAGATGAAAGAAAAAATTGATGAATTATCTGAAAAAAATAAAAACTCTATAGTAATAAATGGTTTGGATCCTATATTGGACATTGTAAAATGTTTCAATAGAGCTTATAAAATACACACAACTCAAGTGATTCCTTCCGGAAGAAGCGGTGGTAGAGTATCTAATAAGACATTTATGGAGTATACTTGTTTTGGCTCAGGAGATCCATCAAATGCAGGATCAGGTGGTGGACCTTATAGAAATAATGCAATATTCAACCAATGGGAAAATGCGGTTCAAGATATAATTAGAGATACAAAATATCAAAAAGTATTTAGAGATGAGACAACTCTAAAGACAAGTGAAGGTAATATAATAGAAAAAGCTGGTAGTAACTTGAGAAAGTTCATGACTGATATGTTAGATGGTGATGAGCTTTATAAAACTGGTAAAGATGGTCAAGGAATGCAAGCTAAATTTTTAGACAAGTATTTTGGCTATAAAGACGCTGATAGTAAAAAGACAAACTTTGATCCAAGTGATGAAAAAGAAAATAGTGAAAATGCTAATTCAATTGAAACAGTCAATCTACAGTTCACTAAAAATCCTATTAAATTTGAATCTAATGATAGTTTAGCAAAATCTTTCTTTGCAGCGACAACAAAAGATGGTAAAGTCATTTATTTCTTTATACAAGAAGTCGTTGGTGATACAGCTTATATAGTATATTCAAGAACTTTTTACTTCTTTGATAAGTATATTAGTGAATCCGGTGTTTCTAATAAACTAAATAAAGGTGACTTACCTAGACTAAATAAAGATAAAATAACAGAGGCAAAAGATGGCTCACAAGACTATAAGATAAAAGCAACCAAAAAGAAAATTGAAAACTTAATTGGTAAAGATGGATCATTTAAGTTAAAAGGTGCTTACGAAGTAACTTATTTAACCAAATATGAAGGTAAAAAGAATAATCCAAATACTAAATCAACTTTATCTGATAAACCGGAAGTATTAAACATATCGGAATGTTATACATTAGGTCAGGTTGAAAAGGAAGGTGAGAATAAGAGATTTATATTAGATAAAAAGATAGTAGATAGAATATCATTAATCGGTGGATTTATGAAAGTTTCTACATCAGACAACATATCTAAAACCGAAATTAAAAAACTATAATGAAACATCTTAAAAAGTACAACATCTTTTTAGAAGAAGCCGAGTTTGATGTACAAGTAACAGATAAAGCGGATGTTAAAGCGGCTAAAGAAGAGTTATCAATTCTAAAAAAACAACTCACTGATTATAAGTCAAAAAAACCTATTATAGACAACTTATATCTAAAAGCTAAGACAGACGAAGATATAAAATCACAAATAAACAAAATAATAGGAACTGATAACAAGAATCCTTTTTTAGTTGATTATCTTCATGTTGCTTCACTTAAAAGAAAGGTTGATAATATACAAAAAGATATAACATCTGATAAATTAAAAAAGGATGACTTCAATCAAGAACTAAAATTATCTAAAGATAGTAGTATACAACAAGCGGTTAGTGTTAAAATAACAGATATTACAAATAGAATATCAACAAAAACGGCAGAAATAGCATCACTGTCTAAAGAAATTTCTGATGCTCAATCATCTTTAGATAAAAAAATGATTGACGTAGAGAAAAATATGATGGATAATATAAAGAAAATATCTAGCAAGTGATAAAAATAAGAAAAATATCATTTTTTACATTTTATATATACTTTATAACATAAAAAAAAATATTAAAAATATGGCAATTCAAATTGGAAAATACAAAAGACCAGGGATCTTCATAGAAGAGTTTGATAATTCAATCATAACAACTCCGGTGGTTGAAGGTATTACTAATATGGTTATTGGTGTTTCTAAAAAAGGACCAGTAAATACTCCTATTAGACTTACCACTCTTAATGACTTAGAGTCTATCTTTGGTCAACTTGATAGAGGATTGGAAAGAAAAGGCTCATTTTTCCACAGAACTATTCAAAAAATGTTAGAATCATCACCAGTATTCGCTATAAATCTTTTAAGCACTGATGATACTCTTGACACAATTGATTACAAATCTTTATCAGCATCATCTGGTTACATGAATGATATTGAGAGAACTGGACCTTATAGAAGATTCTTTGACACAACAGGATTTTGGAAAAGAGATACCGAATCATTTATTAACCTAACAAAAAATAACACTGTTTATACTGAAAGAGCATTTAGTATTACTAATCTTTCTGATAGATATGTAACAGTATTTATTGTTAAAAGTGCTAGAAGTGGGTTTGATAGAACTTTGATTGAATGGTATGGTTCTCAAGAAAAATTACCACCTTATGTTAATGCTAACGATTACGCATCTGACTACTTAGTAGATGTTATAATAGTAGGTGGTGATTGGACAGATTACCAAACATTAGCAATAGATAGTAGATGGAGTAACTACTTTAATGCTTCCGGTCTTATTAAGAGTCAACTTAGAGCTTTTGCCAATGACAGAAACGTAACTTTATTAGCATATTACGAAGGATTGTCATTGATACCATATTTTAGAGATGCCAACGGTACTAATATTTTTATTGAAACAACAATTAACAGAGATACAGACAGAACTGGAGTATTCTGTGCTTTCAACTCAGATTTAGTTGAAACAGATTACTACAGTGGTCTATTAGACTTAGTGGGTCAAACAGTTGCTGGTGTAAACGAAGCTTCTATTGATTTCTTATCTTATAAAGAAACAATAGCTGAATCAATTGAAACCACTGGTGTTCCTCTTGACTTACCAGGTAACGTAACAGCAATGCTAGGTGGTTCATTTAGCTACTCAGGTCACGTTGCTGAAAGCTACAATACTCACGCCTTTGGTGATGTACCAATGGAATCAGGTATAGTTCAAAGCGGAAATAATAGAACTGCTTGGTTTGGTGAAGGATTTACATTTGACTTAATAGAGGACACAATAACTACATCAACAGTTTCTATATCTCAAACATACACAGCTACTAGTGATGCTTTTGCTGTGATAGGTGATACTAAAGTTCCGGTAGAAAGTAAAACGTTAACTATAAGTGCTGCTAATTATGCAGCATCTTATGGAACAATGTCATTTGTTTCAACTTTTGCTTTAGACTCAACTGGTACAATTTACTTAGTAAATAATACAACTGGTGTAGCATTTGGCTCAACACCAACTAAACCAACAGTATCAGCAAGTGATATAGTTTTAGGTTATGTTGAATTTGATATGAAAGATGGTTACTTTATCACTTCTAGTGTTAATGTTACATCAGTAAGTGTAGATAATAATGGTTATGTTGACTTCACATTTGGATCAACATCTGGTTATGATTTCCACATTGCTACACAAAGCTCACCTGATTCAGGTATAATTAAAGTTGAATTCATAGACACAAATACTGTGCCTTCAGTATCTAATTATGCACAATATAGAAGATACAAGATGTTCAACAGATTAGTTAATCTAATTGATTCACCTAATAAAGATAAAATGACTTTATTATTAGATGATAATGTAACAACTGGTGAAAAAGCTAGTCTTTCTACAATGACAATTTCAAACATTGTTACATCATCTACATCAAATAAATCATTTATATTAAATACTGGTTTAACAGATGCTAAATTAACTAACATACTAAATGGTTTATTTGTAATCTATACATTAGATAATGAGTTTATACTTGGTTCCGATACAATATCTACAAAAAATGATGTAGCTTCTGGAACAGAAGGTATAGTTGCTAAATATTCTAAATTCTATACTCAGTTCTACAATGGTGTTATAAACACTGGTGACTACTTCTATGCTAACAAGATACCTTCTTCAATATTATTATCTGGAGAAACTGTCAATGTTATATTCATTGATGGTGAAGATAATACTGATGGTAATCCTAACATGGGAGCTACGTCATCATTTGCTGGTAAGAATTATGTAATAGTAGAAACAACTTCTAATACAAACCCTAATTTCGCAGTATATGATCAAATTATAGTACCTAGCTCAACTAGAAACACTGGTTCATTTACTGTTATTAATGCTGCTAATCCTAGCAACTTAGCAACACTAATGGGTTATACAAGTGCTCCAGGTTCTTACTTCTGGGCGTATGAAGTATCTGAAGAGGTTGTTTATGAAGAATTAACTCTTGTAACTGAAATATATGATTTCTTAAAGAAACATTACCTAAAAATGTATTTACTAAGTAATGGTAACTTAGAAGTTTCCTTTATGGATGAATTATTCACTGCTGTTGAATCGGTTGACACAATTGCAAACAATACATTCTATGTACAATCTGCTAAGTCAAACTTCAAACAAACTGTAGAAATAGAAATACCAACAGGATATACTCAAGTTCCTAATAAAATACTTATTAACGCTTCTAGATATACTGAAGTTAAGATTGGTGACTACTTAGCAGCATATGTTGATCCTAATGCAACTCTTCAAACTGGAGAAGTTGCTAGAAAGCTTACAAGAATTCTTTCTAAAAAAGCTTACTCTGGCGATTCTTCACTAGTTGAAGTAACTTGTGATGCTAGAATTGAAAAGACTAACTTTGGAGGTGACTATCAAACAACTAGATACACACCGATTGATACATACGCAACTACATACAAAGGAATTGCTATGAAAGGATTTAGAATTAGACAAGCTTCTCTACCAGATGGTACTGAGACAAGACAAAACCAAATTCTTAATTTAGTTGCTAAAGGAACTCCTTTATTCAAAGCTTTAACAAATAAAGAAGCTATTGACTTCAGATATTTAATTGACTCATTTGGATTAGGTTTAACTGAAAGATCTAAACAACAGTTAGTAGATATATGTGGTGATAGATTAGATGCTCTTGGTATATTAAATATGCCTTCTATGAAATCATTTAAGAACTCATCATCTCCAAGATTTGTAAACTCTGAGGGTGTTCTTCAGTTAGAATATGTGGCTAAAGGTGGTGATCCTGAAAGCTCTCCTGCGTTCCTTTACTCATTCGGTGACGGACCTGGATCAACTTCAGTAGGTTACTTCTTACCTTACTTAACTGTAAATGACAACGGAAGACCAATTGAGGTTCCACCAGCAGCTTGGGTTGCTACAACTTATATGAGAAAGCACACATCAAATGTAAGTGGTGT